CAGGGCAGTCGTATTGCCGGCATATTTACCGCTTCTGTAATCACTGAGTACAGGCGAGCTATACCCTATGTCTTTAGCTGCTCTATTCTGCGATATCCCGTATTTTTCCAGAGTCTTTTCAAGTTTTTCTTTGATCTGTAAGTTCATAATAATCCTCCCAATTAGCGTCTAACGGATTCTTTAGAATCCGTATTGGTTTATTTTGAGCCAAAGGCTCATTGTTGATAGATAAATCCTCCGCTCCGGCAGCCAGAGGAAGAGCATCTTCCTCCGGCGGAGAAAGATATTTATTCAGGTCGAAAGGTTTTCCCTGACGGTACTTGTTAGATGCTACCTGCACCATGGTGTCGTATTCAGGCGCTGCTTGAACCTCTCCGGTACCCATTTCTGCAAGGCGTTGAAGATTCCGTTTTTGCGCTCCCCTCAGCCGTTTTGTTGCCGCGGCAAGATCGTCACCTTCGAATAAATAATTTGCTGTGGCTGTAAACAGATAACGACCGGAAAGATCGCATATCTGTACTTCCGCATCGGTTAATAACATTGTACGCACCATTACCTGCTGCCCGGAGAATTCGATAAGATCAGGGTGATAATATAAATTAGCGCCGATTTTGATTACATTATTTCGTACAATACGCAAATCACCTTTGGTGAGTGCGAGCTGTAAAGCTTCCCGATCCGCGTGCCTGACATCGGCAGGAAGGTTTTCATCAAACACCTGGCTTCGTGTTTTACCATTCATTCCTTTGCCGTCAGATGTAAGTTTGTCATTGATATAAGTGATCACAGCGCCGAGCGCGTTTATAGCCGGTTCCCATAACGGCACATCGTTTCGCTTTGCCATACCGTTGATGGATCTAAAATACAGTTCTGTATCCTCGGAACGCTCTCTTGTATCTCCGCCGATGAAGCTGCCAATATCTTTTGAGTAATATTCTTTAAGTATTCCAAAGAAGCGTTCCTGTCGGCCTTTAGATTTCGCGTTGTAAGGCAGTGTAAATGAAACTTCACTGCCGATCATATAAAAGAGTCCCTGGATATAGATTTCCTGTTCCGCGTCAAGTTTTTCAGGCGTACATACTTTGGCGTTTTTTATTTTGCCGTTAAGTATTTCTGAACGATAATCCTTGCCGTTGTCGAATAACATTTTCCGCGGTATACCGTACTGTATGACCATCATGTAGTAAGCGACAATGATTGAAAGGCTTGACGGTGAAACCGAAGGGCACCATCCAAGAATTTTCCCGCTGCGATAATCCTGCATGGTTGTAATCCATGGTCGGATAAGTTTTCCCTGATGCATAACAATGCAATCCAGACAATGGTGATCTGATACTACAACATCAAGGCTTTTATACTGCCAGATGTTCTGATCCATGTATGGCTGGTGTTTGTTTGTAAAAGCTGTCCTTCCTAACCGGTGGTAATCTGCCAGTGCCTGGGGAAGGCTTCGCAGGTATCGCAGAGCGGTTTGGTAGGTGCAATTTGTACCAGGGTAATTTTCCAACAGAAGTTTGTATGCATGCGCGATTGTGGGTCTTGAATCCCGGAGCCAGAACCGCTGGAGAAGAGCTTTATCTGAATCGCTAAGACTTTCTCCGGCGCCGCCTGATGAAGCGCTGTACCGGGGTACAAGTCCGTCCAATCCGGTTTTTTTTAGATGCTCTTCCCAACGATAAAACGTCCGCAGTGACACCTTGCCGAGTAATTTTAACAGATGCGGGTTTAATGCTCCGGAATTATAAAGTGTTATGAATTCATCTTTTCGCAATCCGCTTCTTTCCCATTCGGAAATTAAATTTGCACGCAGGTAAGATGTCTGCCGTTCACTGTCTGTTGCTGGAATAAGAGAGTTTAACTTTAATGCTGGCGGTGATGGTTTATTATCTCCGCGATCCGCCAAAGCCAATCGCACGTCCCATGGAAGCCTGGCTTCCATCCATTCCATGCCGCCGGATTTTCGCACGAACGGCCAGCCTTCACGCTCTGCGCGTTCAAGTATTGATTTTCTGGATTTACCCAGCGCTGCTGCTATTACAGCCGTTTTAATCATGCCGTTCATGCGCTTTCCTTTTGGTTTTCTCTCATGTCCGCAAGTTCTTTTTTCGTGCGGCTGGGAAACAGCTCCTCCCTTGACTTTCTAAAAAAAGCGGCAATCCGCTCTTCTGTTTTTTTTGACCGGCGGACTCCGTTGATGATTTCAGATAATACTGGTTGAACAATATTTATTGCTCTTGCAAGATCGCTGATGGTCATATCATTCTTTGCGAGTTCTGTTTTTACACGTACCCGCCGTTCTTTATCCAGAGGGTAGGGTCTTCCCTGTTTCATGCTAAGTTCTCCTTATATTTTTATTTGTGCGTATACGCAGCAAGCAGTGCTTCCAGCCGCTCTTTTTGTTCTTGAAGCAGTTCTGTTTGATAAGTAATTTTTGTTTCAAGTGTTTTGATGAAACGCTGCAGGGATTCAATCAAGTTTGAATCACGTACGATTTTGTTCTGCAAAAACGAAGTATCGTTTTTTAATGCCAGGATAATAGATGCACTTAAATACTGCGTATCATCTTTTAACCTGCATTCAGGGAATAATCGTAAAAACCAAATTATGATTTTTCTGTCCTTGTGGATTTTTGTTTTTTGTGTCATAATTAAAACTCCTTAAAAGGTGTGCATGTTCTCTGTCAAAATCACATGTATACCTCGTTTTATTGCCGCCTCATACGAGGCGGTTTTTTTTGTTTATAAAAGCCATCCTTTTGTGGTATGATTAATTACCACACCAAAACACAGCCACAAAAGGAGGGCAAAGAGACAATGAAATTAGTAAAATGCCAAATTGCAAAAGAACCGGAGATGTTTTTTAAATGTCCAGGCTGCTTTGCAAAACTAAAAGACACAGAAGGAACAGAAAAAGGAGATCAAGTTATTTTCCTTTGTCCCAAATGCCATCGCTTTTTTAATGAAAAAGGTGTTATTCCATTTGAGGAAGCAGATGCAATGTTCCCTGGTGAATCAAATATTTATTATTGATTTGAATACTTCCAAAAGCGATAACACCAGTAACTAAAAACTTTATGTATATGTATTTTTAGAATATCCCAGGAACCAAATGCGCACCGGTATTTTCTAAACTTATCAAACTCATCGGTAAGCTCGTATACTCTTAGCTTATCTAAATTCTTTTTAGAGCCAGATTCTTTTAATTGGTTACGAAAATGTATTGTTTCATTTTCATCGTAGATTATAGTAACACCAAGAATTTTCATAAAACCTCCTTTGTTATTTATAAAAGCCCTTCCTTTGTGGTATGATTGATCACCACAAAAACCAAAGCCACAAAAGGAGAGCGAAGAGACATGGAAATTAATACATTGCTTACGATAGTGGTATCTATTTTTGCAATACCCGCAAGTGTCGTTACTGTAATTCTTTTTTTTAAATCAATGAAAAAATTAAAGCTTAATAATGATAATGGGTTTTATTATTATGATGACAAGCCGAAGATACCTTATTGCCCAAAATGTTATGAAGGAAAAGGTAGAAAGACCAAACTGCCAGACAATCGTATATGCCCAAAATGTAAGTCTAATTATCAAAGAAACCCTTTTGTGCATGTTATAAAACTTAATAATCATACATCTAAATTTCGTCTTTCAAATTTGTAAGCGATGGCACGGTTAATCTTTTTTAAACGTTCTTTGAATAACTCTATATTAGCATGAAGTTCAACATCTAAGTAAAATGAATGGCCGTTGTAACATTCAAGCTTACGGACATAAAATCCATTTTGTTCAAGAAGGTCAGTTAAAAAGCCGCTTGCTGAATAACATAGAGGTAGGTTTTCTCTTAGGTTTTTTCTTTTTTTTACTGTTAAGAAACGTAAAATTTTTCTTGAAATATTCTTCATATACCACTCCTTTCCCTTTTCGGGATGGAACCGGCAGGAGTCGAACCTGCAGAGCAGTGTAAAATGGAGGGTACCAAAACTACTGCCCAGCCTATACAGTTCCATGTCCGGGATTATTCCCGGTCTCAAACTCGTAATGTGATTTTGGGCGTTAGGTTTACGAACGGATATAATCCGAACCTGCGCTCAGGGTTTAATGCCGATAAATATCAGCAAATGCCTTGGGTTAGCATACAATCAACCATTGACCCAAGACTCCCCATATATCAAAGAACACAACCGCCGAAAACTCGACATTTCATCTGTTTTAAGCGATACTTAAAGTGGCTATAATTTATAGCCGTTTTCGGACACTTGTCTTAAAGTGGCTATAATTTATAGCCGTTTTCGGACACTTGTCTTAAAGTGGCTATAATTTATAGCCGTTTTCGGACACTTGTCTTAAAGTGGCTATAATTTATAGCCGATATATAATTATTATCGGATATTCCAAAGGATGTCAAGAGAAATATTGGAAATATGAATAAAATTATTAATGAAAAATCTGATTTTCCAAAGCGTATCAAAATGATATTAAAGGCCTTAGAATTGACTCAATCAGGCCTTGCATCGAAAATGGGTGTATCGCAGGGGATTATTTCAGAATTTTCTAGTGGAACTAGGGAGCCTTCAAAAGAATTTATCTTTGGATTATCCAATATGGAAATCAGTCTTGACTGGTTCCTAACAGGCGAAGGGGAAATGTTTCTCCAAAAGAACGATAAATCCCTGGAAAATACACAAAAAACAGGACTAAGACAACTTCCTGTATACAGCGAAGCAGAACTGCCGGATGGGGCTTTTGTAGTTCCACTGTTGGATCAAAAGCTTTTTGCCGGAAGCGGTTCTCATTTGCCTGATGATGATTCATCAAAAGCCCTTATCCGCGTTCCTGCTTATTTGTCCCGTTACGGAGACAAAATCGCAGCCTTAACAGTAGACGGGGACAGCATGTATCCGACTTTACGCAGGGGGGACATGGTTGTTTGCGATTCTTGCGGATGGTCCGGCGAAGGGATTTATGCCCTGCGGATGAGCGGCTCAGGGTTTGTTAAACGGCTCACTAAGAGACCCGGAAAGATCGTTATTATTTCAGATAATCCCAAATATCCGCCGCAAGAAGAGCCTGAATCCAGCGAGGATATTCAAATAATCGGACGTGTTCATTGCGCTATTACAAAAGTCGAATAAACTTAGAAAAACAACCCTCATAGACCAGCCTTAAACTACTCCCTGAACACACGAGAAGCCGTTCGAAAAGTGTTAGATAAATAAACCAGCGTCATTTTACGATTTGCCATAAAAAGGTGGTTATTTCTCTTTTTCAAATTTGATATTAAATTCCCCTTTATCCCATTTAGAGAGTATCTTGTTTTATCGTGTTTTAATTTGATTATGAAGATACGAACAAGAGAAATTGCAAAGGTCGGTATATTCGGTTCAAAGGAAAATCCGCAGATTGTCACTGAAAAAGACCTGAAAGAAATCGCAGAGACATTTCCGGAAATCAAAAAAGCTCCAATATCCCTATCAGGGCATTGGCCGGACGCATCATCGCCCAGATTGGGGAATGTGGTAAGCGTCAGTTATGACGAAACCGCTCAATGCTTAATAGGAGAGATTGAAGAAGAAGACGCGCTTGCTGAAGCTGTAGACGCCGGCTATTACCCTGATGTATCCATCGGAGCGCGGCAGCGTGCCAGCGACGGTAAAATGTATTTACACCATCTTGCTTATCTTGGCGAAGAGCCTCCTGCCATAAAAGATCTTGTTACAGAAATTAAAGAAGAACTTGGTATCGCCGCTGCAGACGCAGTTCAAAGCCGGCGCCTTCCCTCACCTTCGGAGAGACGTTTGTATCTCTCTGACACTCCACCTGAAAATAATAAAAATTTTAATAGTGTAATGGAGTCCACCCCCAAATCCGGTGCGGATCAGTCTTCGAGTCCAGATGACAGTTCCGGGGCCGCCGGAAGCGGGGAAGATTCCGCAAACAAATCCAAGGAGAGTTCTATGACTAAAGAAGAAGAGGATATTCTTCGCGAAGAAAACAAAAGGCTTAAAAGAGAAGCCGAGCTTGCTCTTTCTGACGCGGACAAGCAGCGGCTTAAAGCCGTTATGGAAAATTCTAAAGTTCCAAATCCAATTCGTGAAAAGGCTTTACGCCTTTGTGACGCTTTGGATAAAAGTAGGACCATTGAGTTATCCGACAGCGAGGCCCTGGAAGGAAAGCGCAACGTTTCTGCTGTTGATTGCCTTATCGAGCTTATTTCCGCCTACCCACAACCGGTAGCAACGGGAGTAATGAATTTAAGTGACGGCGATAACGCCGCGTCCGCAGGGGATTCTATGCGGATTAAATACAGCAACATTTAAAGAGGGGTAATACATGAGAAAAGGATTATTTAAAAGATTGATAACCTTATTGTGTGTCTCCATGGCAGGCGGCGGATTCTTAAACTTATTGCTGCTCTCCATCGTACAAGGGGTAACTGCGGAAGGGCAAATCAATACCCGCAAAGCTGCAGACGGAAGGCATCAGCCTTTTATTACAACCTTCACGCTTCCGGATGAACATCCGGCTTGGCCTGAAGGAACAATCATGATCGCTGCAATGGATGAAACAACTCCTATTCCCGGACATGCGACAGCGCTAACATCAAACGCAACATCAAACATCATAGGCGTTCTTAACGAGCGTGTCGCAGAAAACGAGACTTCCGGCAATGTCTTGATCCACGGATCATGCCCTGCCGAAATTCTCAAATATATCGGTTCAAGTGGTCCTGTTGATGCCACACCAGGACAAATCGCAATCCTTCGCAACCCGATTGGCATTTACGTGTAACAGGAGGCACGTTTTAATATGTTAGATATATTAAAGAACTTTTTAAAAATTGATGCGTTGGTAGGTACTCTTAACAGGTTGCCTCCGCTGCGCTCATTCATGATGGATCTCGTTTATCCGGAATCGGTTCGATGGAACCATCCGTTTGACAGATTGGTTCATTCGGATCTTGGTTTGCCAACCAAGAATATTCCTCTTGTTACTCGCGGTTCAGTTTCATATGCATTAACACCGGATACTACCGCGCTTAAGCAGATTGATCCGGCAAACATAACGCCGTCAATCATTGTAAACGCATCCGATCTTAACAGATTAAGGACGCTTGGGCTTGCTCAACAGCAGCAGTGGGTTGATAAAAAAATCGATGAACTGCGCCGCACGGCAAGAAAAACAACCGAAGCGATGGCTATCCAGTCCATTACCGGAAAGATCAATTATGATATCCGTGGCGCAGACGGCAATATAGATAAATATGTTGTCGATTATGGAACACCGGAAATCGTCGTTCTTGATAAAAAATGGGATGCCAACGGCATTAAAGCCGGAGAAGTTACAGCCGGTGTCGGTCAAATCATGCGAAGCCTGAAGAAAACATCTGATGGCACAAATATCGTTCATCTTATTAACTGGGATGTTTATTCCGCATTGGTAACAATCGCTGCGTCTTTTAATAACCCGGAACTTATTAAGGTGTTTGAAGATCATGTGCAAATCGGAAATGCAAAATTCCTTATTTGCGCTGCGCAGTATTACGACTACAAAGCGAAAACTTATGTAGACGCAGTTCCCGCAAAACACGCTGTAACTTTAGCGATTGATGACGCATTCAGTCTTGCATACTGCGCTCTTGATTCTATTGACGCAAATTTCGCGGCGCTGGCGTTCCATGTGAATCAGGTAAAACTCGATGATCCTGAAAGTATCAAGCTCATTGGTCAAACAAGATCAATGCCGATTCCAAACGTGTCAGCGATCAGAAAAACACAGGTAATATCCTAATGGAAGAACTGGGTATAGGTGACATTCCAAGCGAACCGCCAGCCGAATTGGAAGCGGTACTCGCAACCTTCAATCCTTTAGGGGATCCGGTTACGCCGGCAGAAGTAGCGGAACGATTGTCAAAAAATCTCTATACCCAACTTTCTGATGGATCGAATGATGCTGTCTGGGGAGCAATCTCCCGGGCGGTAATCTATATTGGTGCGGTACTGCGCCGCTTAAATGTGCCGTACGATTTTGACGACAGAATCGTACGAGAAATAGTGTTGATGCATACAATCTATGAATTGCACATTGCGCTTGGGCATGAAGAAGCCGGCAAAGAGTACCGCATAAAAGCAAGAGACATTATCCGTGCTGCCTGGGGAGATTTTCCAGAAAGCAATTCGCCGCCGGAAAAAGGAACGGCAGCAGCGGTAGCAGTACCGCCAAAAAGAAAACAGTCATGGTAATAAAAGCGTTAGAAGATCTTGAAAAAGCTCTTAAAACACCTGACAAAATTGCAAAAATAGGCGGCATGGCTGTGGAGTTAATCCGCAGTAAGATACATCGGGGTGACGACTTTGAACTGTTGTCTCCGGCGACTGTAGCATACCGCGGCGCCGGAAGACCGTTGCAGGATACCGGAAGTTTGCGTGATTCAATTGCTTTCAAAGTGATAGACGAGCGAACTGTAAGTATCGGCACAAACAAACCTTATGCGGCAATACAGCATAACGGCGGTGAGATTCATGCGAAGAAAGAATGGCTTTGGATTCCTGCAGCTGGCACGCGAAAGTTGCAACGGCGTTACGGTTATAGTCCAACGGATGTACTGCGCGGATTAAAAGCGGAAGGTTATTCTGTTTTTAGAAAAGGCAGAACAATGTGCTTTCGGGAGAAGAAGAAAAAACGAAATGATACAGGAATATCACAAAATGTTGATCATGTTTTGTATTACCTGAAAAAGTCGGTGTATATTCCGCCGCGTCCGTTTTTTTATCTTAATGATCGTGACATGGTTTTATTGATGAAGGAGTTTGGCAGTGAGCTTGAACAGTTATGAAGCGTTATGCGCTTTTGCGAATCAGCTTGAACGAAATGTATTCGGAGAAAACTTTCATACCAAGGTCGTAGTAACACCATCATCAATTAAAGAAGCTGGCGTTGTGATCAAAGTTTCTTTGCTTAAAACATTTATTCCAAACGATGTGCCGGCATCTAAATCAAGCAGAACAATGCGTGTACGTGTTTCTGTTTCCGGGGCTGCACCAAGTTTGACAGGTTTAAAGCAAGCTGTCGAAGCAATAGAAGCTCTGGATAAATTCTTTATCAAACCGGATCTGCGTCTGGAACTTGGCAGAAAAACTGTTATAGATAGAATTACAAACAGCCGTATCACCCAAGTAGTCAGTCAGGAAGACAGCTTCATTGACAGTCCTGATTCAACCGCCGTCCAAGACGTGCAGGATGATCGAATTATTATCATTACATTCCCATCATGAAACTTTGTTTCATGTTCGATTAAAATGTGCGGCTATACAGCCGCATGGAATTGAGGTTAACAGGAGAAATTTAATGGGTATTTATACAACCAAATACAAGAACGAAAACGGGAAAACCCGAAAGGTCAAAGACCAAAAGTCTAATAATGGCGCACCGGATCCAAAAGCTGGTGCTGGAAACAACCCACCAGCTGGCAATCCAGCAAAATAAGGAGTTAGCATGGACAAAAATCATAAAGTCCTAATCGGTGATGACAGCATGATCTTTACAGGGGATCTAAGTGAAACAGATTTTGAAAGTGATGCAGATAAAACAATTTCTGAAATAACATCACTTCAACCACTGTCATATATGGGACATATAATGTGTGTCATTACTGCAATCGGCGCAAATACAATTTTCCCTAAAGGTCTTAATAAAGGCGATCTTTTTCCGGCTACAGGAACGGAAGTCCCCGCGCCAGGTGATAAGTTCCGCGTGTTAAATCTAACTCATATAGCGGATGCGTCAAGCTGGAGTCTTGCTATAACCCAGGGTGAAATTGATGTAACACGTCTAAATGACAGATTCCGAAAATACCGGCTTGGGAAAAAAGACGCACAGCTTTCACTTTCGTCAATTTTTACAATCGGTGAATCAGATCAACCTGGCGGCGTAATAAATCGCAGTATGAAACTTGTCAAGAAAGAAAAAGACGGTACATACATTGTAAGTGATGAAGCAAACCGTGCTTTGTACATGCTTGGTTTTGCTAACAAAGCAGCTTTGCCGGAAGAAACAGACGCATTTGTTTTTGCGAAGATTTATCTTTACAACGCAAGACTCGGCGGACAATCAGGCAGCGCTCAGTCATACGATGCATCAGGAAGACTCACAGGCATGGATCCTGTGTTCTATTCTCTCGAAGCTCAAGAAGCGGCGTAAGGAGATATAATAAAGCGTTGCTTTATTTTCGATTTTTATGTGTGGTCAGACGACCGCACTACATAGAGGTTAAAATGAAACTTACAATATCAAAAGAAGGTGAGTTCATTCCTGAATTCAACAAAAACAAAGAATTGGCGAGCACCGACCAGATCAGAGTCCGCTTCCGTTACCCGACACTTACCATGAAAAACCGCTGCCGCAGTAAACCGCAAGCCAAAGGCATTGCCGCGGCAGATGGAAAAATGGAAAAGATGGAAATCATTATAAACAAAGATGAGTTTGCGACTTTAAAGGAAATGCTTATCGGTATCGATAACTGTTCTTTTGGCGACAGTAGCTCTGAACAAAAAATAACTAACGCGCAAACTCTTATTGATGCGCCGGTTGTATTTGAACCGCTCTTGAAAGAGATCGTTAAAGAATTCGATCGTATCCTGGATGAACCGAGCATTGACGAAAAAAACTAAAAATTGCTTACCGGATATACCGCGCCGGTAAGCATGAAGCAAATGTACTTCCGGGACGTAACCCGCTCTGGAAGACAGGCGTTAAAGACGAACGCGGGCAGGATGTTTTTATTCTAACAAGGGATGCAGCATCCTTTCTTACCGAAGAATTTTTTTTCGCGCTTGATGTTTTTTACATGTGCGAGAACCTGGGCTGCTTTCCGTTTGCCGGCGGATGGGCTGAACAACCAGAGTGGATAATAAGAGCGTTATCAACATTTAAAATCGAAAGGTGGAAAGTGGATGAAGAAGAGCGTGAGTTAAAACAACAACTGGAAGAGGATAGCAGAAAGCATGTCAGATAAAACCCTTGAGCTGCAGATACGCATAACCGCAGATGAAGCTGCTCGCATTGTATCCTCGCTCAAGGGTCAAATCAAAGAGCTTGCTGAGGAATCCGGAAAGTATGCAAAGAGTGAAGGAGCTGCATTAAAGCAATCTTTTAAAGAAGCTGAAACAACCGCTAAAGAAACAAAAAAGGGTATTGAAGATATTATTAAAGCTGTTGGTAAGCTAACAGAGGTAGTTGTAGCGACAAAGGCATTATCAGTAATAAAAGACATGGGCGCCTTCGCGCTTAATACTGCGGATAATTTTCAAACAGCAAAAAATAATTTTGGTATTTTATTAGGTGACATGGAAGCCGGCGCCGGATTATTCAATGAAATAAAAGCGTTCAGCGATGTAACGCCGTTTGATTTAGATGCATTAAACCAGGCTACTGGTGTTTTAATATCTGCAAAAGTTCCGCTTTCCGAACTGCAAAATCAATTGACAAAGTTCGGCGATTTATCGCAAGGGAATACGCAAAGATTTACAAGTTACATAAATGCCTTTTCTCAAGCGTCAGCTAAAGGCAAAGCCGACATGCAAATACTTAATACATATCTTAACCAGGGCGTGCCTATTCTGGATGCGCTTGCGAAAAATTTTGGGAAAACAACTTCTGAAATTGTAGAAATGTCCAGTAAAGGTCAAATAAGTTTCGCTGATTTTTCAAAAGCTCTTGATGATTTAACTGCATCAGGCGGGCAATACTTTGGAGGCATGGAGCTTGCATCAAAGAGCCTTGCTGCCATGAAGGAAGGATTAACGGAAGCCACAAACACTCTGGCTGCCTCTTTCGGAGAAATGCTAATGCCTGTAGCAATTGCAGTTATACAAATTTTTACAGACATAACCAATGCAATAAATGAAAGTCCTTTATTAAAAGGTTTACTTATTGGCGCTATTGTCGCGCTCACAGGTTATCTTGCGGCCATGGCGGTTAAGGCAGGCATCGCTTTCGCCGCACAGATGAGTTTAAATTTTGCAATTGGAGCGTTAAATCCTGTTGTGCTTGCTACAACCATTGCGGTAGCAGGACTGGCTGCAGGTTATACGGTACATGCTGCTAATCAGCAAAAAGCGGCACGAGAAGCAGAAAATATGGCGTATCAGCAAAGAAAATTAAATGACGCTGTTAATAATGGCTCTGATTCATGGGATAGATATTTTGCAATTCTTTTTAAAGGTGAAGATGATCAATTACGAGAAAGGATAAATAAAATCAAACTTGAAATTAATAATCTAAAAGAAATAATAACAAGTGTCGGACAAGATATAGCGGATCATTCTATCTTTAATCACAAAGAAGATGAAATAAATAAAATATTTGATGAACTTGGAAGACGCCGCACCAGTTTTATTGAATCTATGTTTGCCGGATCTGATTCTGATAAAATAAGAAAAATAAATGAACAGCTTTCAATTGCCCGGAAATATCTGACAGATCCCATAAGCGGCAGCGAACAATCTCAATTGCAATTAATTATAAGGAATTTAAATGAAGAACTGGATAAATTAACCGCCAATAGAGCAGGTATTGACCGCTTGGCAGCAGACTGGAAAGAAGCATGGGCGGAAATTTGGGGACAATTTAAGGCAGATCAGAATAATGATCTTTTTTACAGCATCGAACTGGAAAGAAGAAAAAAACTTGAAGATGCTTATAATAATCACATCCGCAGCGCTAATCAGGAAACACTTGATCAAATAAACGAATATTACAACGCGCAGCGCCGTGAAATTTTACAACAGCTTGCAAATGAAGAAGACAGAATACAACGCGAATTATCCGTATCAAAAATTAATAGTATAAGACATGAATTTCAAGAGACATTAAAAGCAATTAATATGCTTGAAACCCAGCGTATTATAGCTGCAGGTAATTCTGAAGCAGAAATAGCCGCCATTCATGAAAGGTTTACGCAAATGCGTAAAGATGCCGTATTCAAATTCAATTTTGAAATAGAGAAAGCTGAACTGGATGAAGCCAGAAATGTCGTAAAGAACTGGCAGGAAGAATTATCTGACAATCTGTTAATTATTCTTTTGAACCTTGATTTTTTCAGTAGTAAAGCAGCTGTAATACTTAGTAACTTAGGAACTCAACTTGCAGAGCTTTCAGCAACTGCAACATTATCAGGCTTTGAAGAGTTTGGCCGTGCTCTTGGGCAGGGTGAAGATGCGGCAGAATCCATGAGCCGGGCGCTCGCTCATATGTCCAGGCAGATACTGCAGCAATTGCCGATGATGTTTTTACAAGCAGGTCTTCAATTAATCGCAAATGGCCAATGGCCGCTTGGCCTTGGTTTTATAGCTGCAGCAGGTTCATCCGCGATTATCAGCGGCTATGTGGATGGAATGAGTCAACATGCCAAAGGCAGCGTATTTAACGAATATGGACAGGTAGCGCAAGCTTATGCTGCCGGCGGAACCTTTACAAATCAAATTGTTTCAACTCCAACATTTTTTCAACACGGCGGAAAGTTAGGTGTAATGGGCGAAGCTGGCCCTGAAAGTATTATGCCGCTGTGCCGTATGTCCAATGGTGATCTTGGTGTTGCCGCTTCCGTCAGCGGAACTCATTTAACAATTAATATCATAAATAACTCCGGAGAAAACGTCAGGAAGGAAGAGCGTACTGACAGCAATGGTAATAGACAAATTGATGTAGTTATCGGTGATGCTATGAATAAACACATTGCTTCAGGCAAAGCAGATCACGTAATGAGCGGGCGTTATGGAATAAGGGCGCCGGGGGTTTAAATGACAAATATTAAGTGGCCGGAATTGTTGCCATGCGGTTTACTTGCAGACAGTTTTGAAAAACAGCCGCAAAGCAATGTTATACGCACAACAATGGATGCAGGGCCGAAGAAAGCGCGCAGGCGTTATACAGCAAGAACAATTAAGCATAACGGAAAACAAATCTTTGATGCGGCAGAATTGGCTGTCTTTGAACAGTTTTATCATAATGTAATCGCAGATGGTGTTTTAAGATTTTTATTTAAAGATTCAATCACCGGTGAAACAGCTGAGTTCCGTTTTACAGATGATCCTGTTGTTACAGATGCAGACGGGCAATTCACTGTATCAATGTCCCTGGAGCGCTTATGAAACAACTATCACCTGAAGCGATAGAAGCAGTACTCGCGCCGGAAACGGAAAAAGTATTTTTGCATCTTCTGACAATAGAAACATCAGGCGGGACACT